TTTCTTATCAAAACTCGGAATAGTGATGGCACGGTTAAGCATACGTTAATTGAGGTTAAACCTGAGAAACAATGTAAACCTCCTGTCATGGGAAAGACTAAAAAGAGCAAGTATAGATATTTAAGAGAATTGAAGACTTGGAAAGTAAACGAAGCAAAGTGGAAAGAAGCAGAAGAATTCTGCCTTGACCGTAAGTGGGAATTCAAGATAATAACAGAGAAACATTTAATAAAGTAATATATGCCATCACAAAGAACAAAATCACAAAAAATATCTAAAGCACGATCGAAAAAGAACTCGGTTGCGTGGTTTAAGGATATGGTAGGCAAATCTGGTAAGGGGTTCGGAAGAGCAAAACTTGCTCCAGGAAAGATGTTTACTTTTGGGTATGATGCAAAACATAAGAAAACTTTACCATACTGGGACAGATTCCCGTTGATTGTGGTTCTTGATGTAGCACCACAAGGGTTTATTGGATTAAACTTCCATTACCTTTCCCCAAAGGATAGGGAAATGTTTCTTAAGCAATTAATGAAGACTGCAGACAAAAAGAAGAATAAATTTAATGTAACATGGGATAGTGTTAAAAGAATACCTAATGCAGAGAAAATGATACATAAATACTTATACAGTCAAGTAAAAACGTCAATGTTAGAATCACCATCAAGTGAATGGCATAACGTTATTTACTTACCTTATCAAAGATTCGTCGGAGCAAGCGCTTCGTCGGTATGGAGTAAATAGATGAACTACGACCAATTTAGTAAACAACTATCGAGCGGGGGATATGCACGTTCAAATTTATTTGAAGTTGTAATATCAACACCAATTGCTGGGTTTGAAGATATGAGGTTCATGATCAAAAGTGCTTCCTTACCAGGAAAACAATTAGGCGAGGCAGAAATCAAAAGGTTCGGTGCAAATTATAAAATAGCAAATGATATGATTGTAGACGCATTTCCTATTACTGTTATATGTAGTGAAGACATGAGGGAAAGGCAATTCTTTGATGCTTGGATTTCTTCAATTCACGGAGCATTCAGCGACACAGAAAGGACTAATGGTAGTATCTATAGAATGGGATATTATGATGATTACAAAACAACAGTTGAAATAAGTAAACTTGACAGAACAATGAAATCCATATATAAAGTAGATCTACAAGAAGCATGGCCAAATAATATGGGTGCGGTAGAACTGTCTTGGGATAACAGTGAAGTGTCTACATTTACTGTCAACTTTACATACCGTAACTGGGTACAGCAACATAACGAGAATTGGACTTCGTCTGGCGAAACTGATGCTTGGATAAAATAAGCAAATATAAATAATTTTTTAAATAATGATATAGGATGATAATATAATGTTACCACAATTAGATACACCGAAGTATAAATTAGATTTACCGAGTAATGGGGAGACGGTTGAATACCGTCCGTTTTTAGTAAAAGAAGAAAAGATTCTTTTGTTGGCAATGGAAGTAATGAAAGAAGAAGAAACTGCAGACTCAATTTCTTCAGCAACTTTTGATATTATAAAGAACTGTACGTTTGGTAAATTGAAACCAGAAAAACTTCCAAATTTTGACCTAGATTTCTTGTTCTTAAATATTAGAAGCAGAAGTCGTGGAGAATTGATTGAAAGTGCCTTTGTTTGTCAAAATGAAGTTGATGGAGAAGTGTGTGGAACTTCAAATGATGTATCCGTTAATATTAATGATATTGAAGTAACGTTCCCAGAAAAAGACCATTCTAAAGTAATGATTACAGATGAGGTTGGTATTCAATTCAAATACCTTTCTTCTGGTGAATTGAAAAAGTACGGTAAAGAGAAATCAGAAACAGATAAGATGTTTAAGATTATTGTCGATTCAATAGACTACATTTTTGATGAAGAGAAAGTTTATAAAGGTTCTGAAACCCCTAAAAAGGAATTATTAGGATTTATTGAAAATTTAAATGAAATATCATTTAAAGAAGTTAGAAATTTCTTTGATGATCAACCAACATTAAAACACACCATTCCATATAAGTGTTCTAAATGTGGATATAAGGAAGATATTGTTATTGAGGGTTTGGAGAGTTTTTTCGATTTAGCATAAGTTATGACACGTTGGCAAATCATTATATGACCAACTTCCAACTTATGCAACATCACAATTACTCGTTGTCTGATTTAAACAATATGATTCCTTTTGAACGAAAGATATATGTTGACTTACTACAAGCGCATATTGAAGAAGAAAACGAACGTATTAAAGCACAGCAATTAGCATAAGGATATAACTAAGATGAGCACACTATCAAATTTAACAGCACAAATAGCAATAATAAATGGTGGGGCAGAGACTATTGGTGAATGGATGCAGAAGCAAGGCAAATCTGCTTCTGCATCGTCTGGTGCTTCGGGTTCTTCATCGTCGGGTTCTTCATCGTCGGGTTCTTCTACTCACGAAAGTGATACAGCCGACAACACATCAAAGTTAGTTGAATTTCAAAAACACCAGATGAGTCAACAGACGTCTCATCATCAAAGTTTATTGAAATCACAAAAAGAATCTAACGAAGCACTGCTTAACGGGTTTGCCTCTATACAAAATCAAGTAATTGATGCAATCTCAGAAATGACTGGACATATGTCCACAGACGCAAAATCTCAAAAAATGCAAGCAAACCTTGCAAAATTGCAAGGCCTCCAGCAATTTGCAACCTTCCAGAAACAAGAACCTTTGTTCAAGCAAATGAAACATATGGCAGAGCAAAACTACGTTGCCACAAACCAAGTTGCAACAGAAATTGTTAAGATGCATGGATCTATGATTGGGTCCACTAAAGAGCAAAAAGGCTTAGAAATTAGAAAGATGAAAGCCGAACGTCATGGTCATTTGAAAAGGGAACAGCAAATTGGAGCATCAATAGACCATGTCATCCAAAAGACTGGGTTAGAAGGCACTGCTTTTAATAGGTCAGATCTAGAAACTTTAGCTGTAAACGGTTCTAAAGGTGATCAAAAACGTGCTAAGCGTGCTTTAGGTATGGCAAGTTTCGCAGACGATATGCGACACGGTGAAACATTTAGACAATTTAATAAACGTACTGGAGCTAATGTTGATAAAGATGACGCTGCATTTATGGCAACCTATGTTAAAGAATCTACCGTTGGAGCAGGACAGACACTTGGAACCAAATACGAATACAAAAAGGGTGCTAATGTAAGTGGTTTTGGTCAACAAAGACATGATAATGTTGCTTATGATATTGCCGAAGAAGACAAGCTAGCATTGAAAAAATATAAAATAACACCAAACACACGGACCCTACCTGATTTCTTAGGTAAAGTGTCTATGTCTGGGAAAGTATTAGGAAAGGCTGTAATTAAACACTCAACTAAAGGTACTTTTGAAGGCGACTCTGCTGGTACTTGGAAAACTAAAGGGCAGTCATTGACTCCTGGCGAAATAAGAGAAATGTTAGAAAAGGATCCTGATGGTTTGCGTAAAATTATTGGTGACCCTGCGATGGATGCATTATTGGCAGACGATGCAACTATTATGCCATCAGGTATTATTAGATCAAAATCTATTACTGCTGGGATACCGTCTGCAATGTCAACAGGGTTAAGTGGTGGTGCATCAAATTGTTGTGATGGTATTAATGCTTTAGTTATTTCCAACGCAAAAATACTAAATTTAATGGAGAAAGCAGAAGAACGTGCTAAACAAGGACGTAGAGACCAATTAGAAAAAGACCACGACGATATGTTTTCTGGAAAGGGAAAGAAACGTGGGTTCTTTGGAACCCTTGGTGGTATGTTTGGTAATGGTGAAGACTCTGGTGGGTTCTTCTCTAGCATTTTCAAAGAAGTGGGTGGTTTTATTGCAGGTGCAGCCACTGCTATTGGTGCACCAATAGCATACAGATGGTCTAAAGATAAACTAAAAGCATGGCAAAAGTCCAATACAAGTGTATTAAAGAAAGGGGTCGTGACGGGTGTGCTTAAAAAAGTTGTAACTCCCGTAACAATTGCATACGGCGCTGGCACCAAGATGGAAAACGAAGGACATGGTGGTGGTGAAGCAATCAGCAACACTATTATTGACATTATCAATGAAACTGCTGAACTTGGCATAGACGCTGTTGCTTGGCTTGACCCAGAAGAATTCACCCCTGAAGTAGTCCAAGGTGCCAAAGATATGGTGCACATTGGGGAAGTGTTTGCCAACGAACGTAAACATCAAAATAGAAGGGATGTTAATGATGGCACTTATAAATTCAAATATAGCAAGAACAAAGAAGAAGCAACTGCAATCAGAAATGCGGCTCTAGCTGCCAAAGTTGGAGAACGTGCCGTTTTAACTGAAGGGGGAGGAACTAGGGCTAGGTTAGGAAATAGAACGGTTCTTGCCAAGATGTCGTTAAAACAACTAGAAGCAATCTTCAAAACATTAACGTATAGTGATAACGATGAAAATGAATTATTATCATTCATCCAAGCAAAACAAAACAAGCAGAAAATTACAGTAACTCCAGGTTTCTTTGGTCCAACAACTACATTTGGTAAACCTGGAAGTGCGACTACGCCGTTGAATAAGAAAAAAATTATAAAGACAGAAACATCGTCTTATTCAAACAAAACCCATTCAAGAGACGGTCTTGTCAATTTATCAGACTTCCCTTCACATGTAGAAGCATTTGCAATGGTTGATGAATTGAACAAAACCAACCCACTTCCCGACGGAGCATCTTGGAAAGTTAATTTCCCAGGCGCACCAATGGTGAATAAAGTCAGTATGGAGTTATCAGACATTGCAGGTAGTGGATTTGATGTTAATAAACCAACAAGAAAGTCATTATTGAATTCTAAATTAAACGCACACGAAAAGTACAATG